GTGGAGTTTCGTGTACTTCACTCCGAGCTTCGCGAGCTTGTCGATCTTCGCCTTCCGCGTCGTGACATAGCCGGCCTGCCCAAGCTGCACGACAGTGATGACATGTACCTCGTGGCCGGTACTGTAGTACTGGTTCGCGAGCTTCGCGAGTTCGGGGCGGTCCAGTGTGCCGTCCAAGTCGAAGCCGATCTTCACTCAGCACATCCTTTCTGCGATCTCGACGAACTCCTTCCAGTTCGACACGATTGCCATGCCGTCCGTGAGAGGAGCACAGTTCACGTTCCACGGTCGCCGCATCAGACAGACCAAGCGCGCGTGTGTGAACGCTCGGAGATCATACACGTTGTTCGGCTTGTCGTCCAGGTACAAGTCGCACTGTGGCTCCACAAGCGACTTCGGCTCCTGGTTCGTCAGCAGATGGACGCCTGCCAGCGGAAGGTTGAGCAATCCCAACCACGCCAGGGTGTCAGTCACCGATGCTTTCGGCCGGTGCGTAATGAGAACCACATCACCGATCTCCGACAGCCGGCGCACAGCCTGGATTGTCCCAGGATACAGGTGCCCATAGCGGAAGAGCCCGAGCCGGATACCCTCGTCCCACAACCACGCCCAGTGCTCAGGCGCTACGTTGTCCTTGATCCAGTCCCAGCCCTGCGACTCCTGTTGGAGCAGAGTCTTGTACGGGCTGTTGGGTAGCACGTCACGGAGCATGTAGCGGGCCGTCTTGTCCCACTTGTACATCACTCCGTCGATGTCGAGGCCGATCCTCATGTGGTCACCTCATGCAATGTAAGTGGACAATACGCAGGACGAGGAAGCCAAGACAAGAGACATTCTTCACGGCCGATGAACTCGTGTCCATATGCCCATCCAGCCAGACACGCCCGATGTAGACCAAGATCGGCCCACACAAGAAGATACTTTCGCTCTGCTCTGTGTTTGTGTTGTAAGTGAGCAGGGACAAGTAGACGACCTCCCCATCGCTCGGTTCCCTTGATCTCCCATTCTCCTACATCAGGTCTAGATGTGTCAGAGCGGAAGTTTGGCCCGACCTGTCTTTCACAAGTGATCGGATGGTTGAACGCCTTCGCGACAGCCACCTCACAAAAAGCACCGATGAGGTGTATTTTTTCGTCACTATACCGGGACGCCATCTTCAATGTCTCTCGGCCTGCTGCTTCGTTATCGGTCTGTCGTGCGATTGCGACCTGCCGAGCATGATACATCTCTTCCTCGGTCAATGTAACTTCGATCATGCCGGGTCCTTTCCCGTCTCCAACATGTACGCGAGACGTTCGGCGCGTTGACCGATGACTGCTGCCCACGGGCTATTTCTGATGGCCTCGGCGGCGGCTGCCCACCGAGGGGACGGGGTCAGTGTATCCTGAAGAGCGAACAGAATGGCCGGCGTGATGGTGGTGCTCTCCCGCATGTGTGTCTCACCACGGTTGAACGCCATGTTCACGAGCGCCCGCATGCGTACGTCCTCGAAAGAGTTCCAACCGTGCCACGTAGTCTGCGGGAACAGTTCGTGCACAAGGTCGATGGCCCACTGCACGTCGTCATCGAACCACGCGCGGCTCTCGGCCTTGGTGATCCGCAAGATACGAGGCAGGGGCTTCCCGTCGTCGATGAGATGCCCAATGCCAATCGTCCAGAGGCCCTTCGTGTCCCGGTAGGGAGTGAGCCTCTCGCCCTCGTCTCGCGAGAGGTCGTCGTAGAGCTTGGCCTTATCCACGCAGTTCCTCGCGCGCTGCCTTCACCCTCTCGCGAAGTGCTTTGATCGCTTCCAGCTTCACGAGTTCGGCATTGGTGTCCCGTTCAGCCTTGGTGGCGTCTTCCAGAGACTTCTCGCGCTCGATCTCCTCGGGAGTGTTCACCTGGATATCGAAGCTCAGGACCGTCCCCTCCTTGTACTCGGTCGTCAGTACGCGAGCGAGCCCTCGCAGCGCGGTCTCCTCCAGAGTCCCACCATTGAGGGAGTTCTCGAAGCGGCTGTCCTTGATGACGGCCCCCTCCCAGGTCTTGCCATTATTCTTCAGTACTACGGTCTGGTGCATTTCCGTCCCTCCGCGCTCGCCGCTCGACAATCGCAACGAGGCGCAACATGGCGTCCTTCGACGCCGCCCTAGTCTTGTGTGATGCCCACATTGGACGCGGGTCCGAGCGCCAGATGAGCTTGAACAACCGTTCGGGCGGACCTGGGTCCACCCCGAGCTTCACGACCTCATACCGTCCACGCAAGGTCGCAATGATCCTCTCGATGTGCTGCTCCCACCATGCGTACTCCGCAATGCCGACGCGACGGCCTAGCCGACGGATGTACCGCCGCCAGTTCCAGCGATCACTCAGGGGGAGCATCGGGGTGATTGCCGCTCTCACTGCATGCGATGGCAAGGCATCTCCAGGCCGCGTGAACAAGAGGATGCGTCCCGCTGTCCGGGTCCACCTTCTCTCCGCGCTTCCACTTCATGAGGTGGCTGAAGATCGCGGCCTCGTGGCTGTGGTCCTTGAACCAGGGCGGCTTCAATCCGCTCTGCCTCTTCTTGCTGCCGTCGCCAGTCGCCTTCGTCAACTCCTCCATGAACCGCCGAAGGACATCCTCGCGCTCTTTCGACCAATCCGTCATCGTGCCTCCTACGCTGCGTACTTGTATGACTTGACCTCGCCCCACGGTCTGCCAGGAGCGGCCACCTCGAAGTCCACCGGGATACGGAAGTCCTTCGCAACGCAGTCGAAGGTCCGCGTCATGATCCGCCACATGTCGGCTACCATCGCCTGGACGTGTTGCTTCGGCACCTGAACGACAATGGAGTCGTGGACCTGGATCATGAACCGTCCGCCATATTTCTGCGCGGCTCGGTGCACCTCTAGCATCACGCACCACATGATGTCGCCCACGGTGCTCTGCGGCCAGAAGTCTACAGCCTGCGGAGCGGCGTTGTCACTGTAGAAGTTCCGCACCCGACCGAACGGATTGCGGAGCCAGCCCACACACCCATCGCCCTGCACCTGCGAGATGATCCACTGCTTGAAAGCCGCCACATCGTGGTACGTTCCGTCGATGAGGGCCTGAATCTCGTTGCACTCCTCGGGCGACACGTAGACGTGATCCTGCTTCAGGATCATGTCCGACTTCTTCGGCCCGCCCGCGAGGTACTGTCCGGCGAGGAACACGTTCTTGCCGGTCTTCCGTTTGATCTTCATGCCGGTGCGCGAGTCGATGCGGTTGACGAGCGCGGTGTAGAGATCGCCCGAGCCAAGGTCTTCAATCATCGTCTTGTCGCCGGCTGAGTACGCCATCACGTGCGGTTCCGCGCGCACATAGTCCGCCTGGACGAAGCACATGTCGTCGTCGTCCGGCAGGTACATCCCGCGTGCGTACTTCGGCTGGTTCTGAATGTTGATCTTCGTCTTGCCGATGCCGAATGCCACGAGCCGGCCGGTCGAGGTATTCCCCTTCGCCTGCGAGTGTGTCGTACCGTCAGTGTCTTTCGCTTTCGGTAAGTACTCCACGTACACGCGCGAGGACAAAGAGCTTGCCACCGGCTGTGCGTAAGTACCGATCTGTTTCGTCACGTCGCGGATGAGCAGGATCAGGTCGAACACACGACGACCGAAACGGGGGTCGCTCCGCCATCCCTCGTCGGCGGCAGCCGGGTGGGTAGCGAACTCCTTCGTGTACTCACGCAGCTTCATGCACGCGAGTTCGTCTACACTGATGCCCTCTTCCTTGTTCCGCTGTACCGGCAGGTCCCACTCGTTGTAGAACAGCCGCTTGATGTCCTTCGTCGAGTTCGCGTTGTAGCCGTGGAACGTCCGGGTCCACATCTTCAACAGCCGAAGCTGATGCTTCTCCATTCGCGCGACCCATGCCATAGCGAAGGGCCGGTTGGTGCGGATGCCGATACGCGAGGACTCGGTGAGCATGGGCAGAGTCGCCATGACGCCAGGGCCAGGGTGGCCGTTGCGGCCCATGAAGAGGTCCCAGGTGCCGAGGTCCTTCATGAGAGCGATTTGCAGCTTCGCCAAGAGTACAGTAACATATGCGTCCTTCGCCGAGTACTTCTCCGGGTTCGCGTGTGAAATGAGAAGCCACTTCCACGGGAACAAGTCGAGGTACACCGATGCCATCGCACCGAGGCCCTTGAGTAGGTCGGGCTGGATAGTCACGCCACCGAACATCGTGTCGAAGACCCACTTCTCCAGCACGCTCTCCTTCGGGATCGGCACGCCAGCTTGGATCAGGCGAGGGATGTCGAACGGCGAGTTGTGCAACGCAAAGATGGTGTCCGGTCGCGCGAAGAGTCCCGAGAGAAATGCACGTGTCTGCACACTCCAAGGTATGGTAGCCGTCACATCACCGTCCGAGAAGGACACGCAGTCGATGACCTCGTTGTCCACTCCATGCGTCTCGATGTCTACCGAGATCACATCACCCCACTCATGCCACACGACCTCATTACAGAGTTGAGTGTAGTAAGTGAAGTGTTGGTCGATGATGTCGAGTTGATTATTGACGACGCGGTGTGCACGGTCGAGATCGGCGTTGACGGCGGCCATGACTGCGAAGCCTTCGGCGGTGATGTGCTCCAACTGAAACATCGGAATGACGTAACCCTGGAACTCGTTCCCGAGGAGTGGCTCGTCGGTTTTGATGACCCACTTCATCTTCGCATCGCCGGCCTTGCGCCCGGTCGCCTTGCTGGCATTCTTGTAGGTGCCGACCTCCAGGAACTCATCATGCTCTATCGGCCGGAAGAGGTCTGCGCCGATGAGGTATCCTCGGGCGGTGAAGATGTGCTCCTTGACGCCCGTGAGTGCCTGGAGCGCGCCACTACCGAGTGGCACCACCACCCGAGGGGAGGATGCCTTGACCTCTGCTGAGAAGCGCGGCCATGCGTTCCGCGTCTGATCCTTCAGGAACTTGCTATGCGCTCCCTGGGGGGACTCGTTGTGTTGGAAGATGAACCGACAGTCGAGCACGTCGATCTGATTGTCCAGGAGCGTCTGGAGCCACCATGCCCACAGCCCCTCGGTGGGAACATGGCTGAACACGAACATGTACGGTGCGTCGGGTCGCCCCTGCGCAACGTAGTCCATTGCTACCCTAGCTTTTCTCGCCACGTATCCTCCGCTCCGTCTTTTCCATGTGATCGCTGCGGAAGAGTGTCCCGCCGACCGCTACGCCGTTCTCGAAGTGAGTGTTCAGCCACCAGAGCTTGCGTCGGCTGTTGTTGAATCTCCAGGGCCACACCGCCTGTGCCCAAGCCAGGACTTCTTCGTCAGTGAGTTGGTTGTCTCTCCGCTTCCAGTTGC